CAGGTTTCTCTGTGCCTCCTATTTGAGGAGCCGGTATTGCAGGTACTAAATCAGGCGTTGGTACTGCTCCAGGATTATTTAAGCCTATTGTTGAACCAAATAAATTTGTAGTGCCTCCTGCTGAAAGAGTTGCGGCACCACCTGCTAGAACATCAACTTTACCCGTTGCTTGTACAGTTGTAAACCCTTGTGACTGTATTGCCGCTCCTATAGTACTTGTTAATGTTAGTCTACCTGCTGAATTTAAATGCATATCACCTGCATTAGATGTGATCTGTGTATTAAGGTTAGCATGTATAGACACGTCTTCTGCACCATGCAGTCTTATAGAGCCACCTGTACCTAGTGGAGGTACACCCAATGCTCCTAATTTACCTGCTATTCCTTTATAACCACCGGCGTCGTTATCGCCTGTGGCCTTCATGTAAATATTATTACCCGCTTCTATTTTTACATCTTTATCAGATCTTAAATTAAAATCTCCTTTACTTCTAATACTCATTGACCCTTCGCCAAAGATATTAATATTGCCATCTTTGTCTAACTCAAACCATGCTGTACCATTTTTGTTAATAACATATATTGCGCCTGTGGAATCATCTAATAATATCTGATTGCCGCCACCTGTTCTTAATCTTATGTTAGAGTTACCTTGGTTGTCGTCCATTATAAACTGGTGACCTGGCCCAATTGGTTGTCCTTTATCGTCTCTAGGCCCTTTGGTTAATATACCTAAAACCTCACTTGGTGTTTCTCTTCTTGCACTACTTGATGTTGCTCCTCTTAAAGGGTCATTAATAAGTCCTTGCTTAGTAATAGTTTCTGCAAAATCGTGATATATAGGTCTTAACTTTCCGTTATTTTTTGTATCTGTATCGTAATTATTTTTTTCTACTGTAGGAGTATTAAACGGTCCGCCCTGAAAACTAGGCCCGCCTGGTATGCCCGGTACCATTTGATTTAATTGTGTTGGCATAGTATGGCCTATTATAAAAGGTTTAGATAATAAACCATCACCAAATGCTACTAATACTAAATTTCCTACATCAGGTGGTGGCATCCACATACCATATGAATGCAAAGAATTTTCGTCTAATGTAATGTCGTCTTCTCTTACTAAATCACTATTCGATGCACCGTAAAATGGAGATGTGTACATAGCATCAAATAGATTTTTTTCGTTAGGATTTTTATTTAATTCTGGTATATTAACAGATACTTTTCCTGTTCGTGTTCCGTCTTTATTAAAGTCAACAGTTCCTATATAAATTCCCCAATACTTTTTAGTCGTAGACTTCCTGTCAACAGGATTTTCGTATGTCGCCTTCATTGTATTTAAGGAGTGGAAATTTTTAGGCATTTTTATCCTCCATATTTCCCTTTATATATTTGTACTTGTTCACTACTAATAAGTCCTGATGCCGCTAGTTCCTCTATTGTTAATCCGCCACCGAAGTCTAATAGGCTCTTCGTATAGTCAGGATCGTTAAATCTTTCTTTATCATCTGAAGAATTATGATTTGCGGCGTCCATTACCGCTTTTACTTTTAATTCAGTCTCAAATTGCTCTTTAAGATTATCTAAAGTAAAATCATCTCTATTTTCTATTGCAGATAAATCTAAAGTTAGTTCTTTACATGTACGAACATTAACTGTAAATCTACCATTATCGAAACTACTTACTATTTCTAGTATTCTATATATCCCAGTAATGAAATAACTTTGCCTGCCTATAGGGTACATACCTTCATTTAAATCTTCGTCATTTATAAAAGGATCAAAATACATAGGCTGTCTTAATTCAAATAAAATAAAATTATCACCAGCATATGAACTGAAATATTCGGGCGTAGATTTTTCATCTTTAATCTTTGGTTCGTCTTCATAATTCGTGTAACCTGTTAAATCAGGTTTTCCTAAATACCAAGGATCTCCCCTAACAACCATGTCTAAAGTATATAAAATATCAGAGTTATCTTTTTGCCCATACATATATCCGAATAAAGTTTGACCTCTTGTTGCTGGTCCGCCTGAATATATTTCGTGTTCCACTGATCCAGCCTCTACACCCGGTTTCAAAGTATTTTTAGTGTCGTCTATATTATCTTGGACTTGGTTTTTAGCATCTTCTTCAGTAAGTGCATCTAAATATGTTTCTTGTCCGCCTAGCAAATCACCTCCGTAAATGTATCCGCTGGGTTTAGGATCATATTCTTCTCCTACTGTACTATCTATAAGACGTTGTCTGTCACTTTCTGTCTCTGTACCTGCTTGATTAGATGCACCCTTTGGTAAAATAGAATTTGCTACTGCTTGTCCTATTTGCCTATCAGATAAACTATTTACTAGTGCTGTAGCCGTTGCTCCTGCACGGTCTGATATGACATCTTTAATTTGGTTTTCATCTAATCCTGCCGCTTTTGCTAAATCTCTTATACTGCCATCTTTTGCCGCTTTAAATAAATTAAAGAATCTTTTAGCATCTTGAAATTTAGCGGCGAAACTGGCTAATGATTTACCAGATAATGGTTCCCCTGATTCTGCTGGGTCTATAGCAAAATTGGTAATATTATTTAATACAGCATTACCAAATCTTGTTGCACCTTTAGGTGGTATTAATAAGTTTATACCTAAATCATATTTGAGATCTACATTTAAAATTTGATCGTTTCTACCAGTAAAGATGTATTCATATGCTCTCATAATTTCCATACTTTGAACTCTTCTCTGTATTTCAGTTGGTTCTAGATCAAGTTCTTCTTTTATGGCAAATTGCTTTCCTGAAGGTGTTTCAAATACTCCTGGTGTAAACACTACTTGTTTTGCATAACCTTCTCTGCTTTCATCATATTCTATTTGTCTAACGTATCCATTTATTTTATAATCATGCACAAATATTTTAGTGCTATCATATTTAAAATCTCCTTTCTCATCAAACATTGTTCTGGTAATGCCATTTGTGAAATCTACATTTCTTGCAAGTAGCATGCCTATATATGTGCTTATGTCTGTCCCTGCAGGAACTTCTATCTTAATATCTTCTGTTTTAGGATTAGATGTATCTCTGGTTGGTTCTTCATTTATGTCTTTTGTTCCACTTACTCTATCACCACCTGGTGTGTTTTCCTGTTCGGTATTTGTATCTGCTGTAGCATCAAACCCTCTATCTAATATAGGGTCTTTTATAATAGTTTGTCCGTCACCTGTTAAATTATGTAATTTAAATTCTATAGTATCTATTTGAGACTGGTCTTCTGCAGAAATACTTTCATTATACTTGTTCCATTGTCCTTTAAAATCTTCTATATGCTGGTCTATGGTTGAGCCTTTGGTTGTAAAAGTAGTAGGTGTTTTATAATTTGTATCTGTAAAAGCAAGATCATCTGCTATAGCAAAGTCTAGATCATAAGTTGTGCCTGTACTATCTAAGGCAAATCTTGCATTTTTTAAAAGTGCTTTATATCTATAAGGACCAGCAACATGTTTAATAGCACCGCCATCATCATGATCATTTATATCATCTTCATAACCTTGAAAATTTATTTCAAAGAAGAATGGAGCCGCATCTACACCTTTACCTGATAGGGGAGGTATCCCTAAACGTCGACGTCCTAAAACAATCATGTCAAAAAAGTTTGCGGCACCTGGCTGTTTAATTACACAGGAAATTGTTTGTGTAATTTTTCCGCCTTTACCACTTGGTACTGACATTACTTCTACGTTATCTATTAACGTCCCAGTTACACCTGTTTGTGCTAAAACTACTGTTTTTCCAGGTGAGGCAGTATAGGCGCCGTTTAAAAATCCGCCTTTGTTAGTTACTTGTCCGCCTACGTCTTCTCTAGGTTTAGCATCACCGTCGTCGCTTTGTGTTTGAGTATTCTCTTCAGTAGGGGGTATCATATATAATTTAATATTATATGTTACGTTATTGAATTTGTCTAAGGGGTTCGTAGGAATTTGTCCTAAGAAACTATTATTCATGGACGCAAGTTTTGAATTTAATTCGGTATCAGCCATTTTTTATCCTACGAACGATTTGACTGTATCCGGTGAAGGTATTTTTATCACTACTCCTGGTTTAAAATCGTTTAAAGGATCTTTAATAATGTCAGGATTTTTTAGTGCAAACACCCACCATAATCTAGGACTTCCATACAGTTCCATGGCTAGTATATCAGGTCTACCGTTATGTGCTTCTTTAATTTTGTAATCTAATTCAAAAGGATCTTCTGGTATTTTAGGTAATGAATTTATATCCAGGAACCCTTCAAATGTTCCTGCATTCCTTAAAAAACTATCTCTTCTATGAAAATCTGCCATTAAATATATCCGTCTTTATACGCCGCTCCAGTTCTTAATGTATTAAGATTGAAGTTTTTACGCAATTTATGTGGTGTGTAACTTGGGTAAATATCTAGTGTAACCGTAGATTCAGTTGGAACAAAAGTTGTTGTTGCTTCATCTCCTACCTTAATTTCTACTGGTACATAATCAACATCAGGTGGTAATTCTAAAGAATAAGATAATACTATAACAGGTACCTTATTAAATCCATGGTCTCCTAAATATTCAAATAATAATACAGGAGGTGGTGTACCAAATGTGCCGTCAGCAACTGATTGATCACCGTAAAAGGATTTAGTAACTATTCTACAAAATTGCATCATTGCTAGATAATATCTGCCTTCGTCTATATTGTTCACTGTAAATGTAGATGTAAGTGTAAGTCTAGGTGGTGTTGACATTTGATATGTGTTTATAGGATAGTTCATTCCTTGCATTTGCATTTGATCATATTCTGCTGAACCAACTACATAAATCTGTGGTACATATTGCCAAACAAGTCCGCCTGATGCTTTTATAGGAGCCATAATACCATTATCATCACTACCGTAAAATCTTTCTGCTCCACCGGCCTTAGGTCTTAATCTCGCTCTCCAGTCAAAGTTATCTACAAATCCTTTGCCTTCACTAGGATTAATTGCTGTAGAACTTGCGGCCTGATTACTTTGTTGTCCTAATTGTTGTTTTAATTGCTGTTCACTAAGTTGCCTTGCACCAAATAATAAATTACTACCTGGGTTTCTGCTAGGGCCTGCATTTCCATCGTAAAAGAAAGAATAAAAATCTGCATCAGATAATCCACCTAAAAGTGCACCTGATACAACTTTTCCTCCTGGTACTTGGCCTATGAGGTTATTACCTACACCGCCTATAAGGCCTTTTAAATAATCTTTTCCGCTTGGCATTTAATCTCCTATTATACAACTATTTATCGTATTCATTAAAACTAGTTTTAAATTGCCAGTTTTACTAAATACTTATTGACAATACACTAGAACTGTGTATAATAACACAATATAAATGAACCATAATTTTGAGGAGATTATTAATGGCACAGCCAAAAAAGGTTAATTACCTAAACAATAAAGACATTCTAAAAGAAATCCACAAAAGCAAAATGACATACTGCTATGTAGCAGATGATCAGTATGCAGAATTTGATGTAATTTTAGATGATGTCAAAAAAATTAATAGAAATAGCATAAAAGTTGCTAGAGAAAACAGAGCATCACAAGTACAATCAGCAGGTTACCAAGCCGCAATGGCATTACATGATCCTAAAGATTATAAAAATAAACCTAAGCAAAAAGAATTTGCAATAGACCCTAAAAGTATAGATCAAGAAGATTTAGTTTTTAGAGTTATGGATATGGAACATATTCCTTTAGAACCAGGCAGAAAGAAAAATCCTCGTAATGAAGCAGAAACTAGAGCAAAAGTAAACTTTCCTCCTTTTAAACATTATGCCTATGTAGGCGGAGAAATAAAAGAAGTCGCTAGAAGTCACTGGCAAGGAAGTTTAAGTAACGGTGAGTTTTGTGTAGATCATGGAAGGATTACAAATAAATTAGGAACTATGTTTTTAAAACTTGTTGAGAGGTATAGTCATAGAGCAAACTGGAGAGGTTATACTTATGTTGACGAAATGAGAGGTCAAGCATTAGTGCAATTATCTCAAATAGGTTTGCAGTTTAATGAAGCAAAATCAGATAATCCGTTTGCATATTATACGGCCGCAGTAAACAATAGTTTTACAAGAATTTTAAATTTAGAGAAAAGAAATCAAACAATTAGAGATGATATTCTAATTGATAGTGGTCATTTGCCAAGTTATGGTAGACAGATACAACACGAAGAAGAAATGCGCCTTCTTAGAGAAGCCGCACAATCAGATAATTCACAAGATTAATTTATGGCTGAACTGTTTAAGACAGCGGCTTGTTTTACTGATATACATTACGGATTAAAACAAAATAGCCGTTTACATTTAGAAGATTGCAGTAGATATGTAGACTGGTTTATTGCAGAAGCAAAGGCTAGAAATGCAGAAACATGTATCTTTCTAGGAGACTGGAATCATCATAGAGCAAGTATTAGTGTTGCAACTATGAATGCTTCAATCAAAGCATTTAAGAAACTAAACGATAATTTTGAAAAAGTTTATATGATTATGGGCAATCATGATCTCTATTATAAAGACAAAAGAGAACTCAACAGTATAGAATATACTAGAGATTTATCCAACTTTGTAATGATAGATGAACATTTCTTGCAAGATGATGTAGCGATTATTCCTTGGTTAGTAGGAGACGAACACAAGAAAGTATCTAAAATGAAATGCAAATATATGTTTGGGCATTTTGAATTACCGTATTTTAAAATGAACGCAATGGTAGAGATGCCAGATCACGGTGGCATAAATGATAAAATGCTAAGTGGTCCAGAGTATGTGTTTAGTGGGCACTTTCACAAAAGACAATTTAAAAACAACATACATTATATAGGTAATGCTTTCCCACATAATTACGCAGATGTAGATGATAATGAAAGAGGTGCTATGTTCTTAACATGGGGAGAAGAGCCTCTTTATGTAAATTGGGCAGAGTGTCCCAAGTACAAAGTATTTACACTAAAGCAATTACTGGACGATCATGCAACATTACTAGATCAATACACTTATGCAAGAGTTAAATTAGACATTAGTATTTCTTATGAAGAAGCAAACTTTATAAGAGAGAAGATGGCTGAACAATATAAAGTAAGAGAACTTCAACTTATTCCTATAAAGGAAGAAGAGGAATACGAAGGCGGCGAAATTAGTTTTGAAAGTGTAGATCAAATTGTTATACAGCAACTTGAAACAATAGATAGTCAGCAAGTAGATAAACAACGACTGATTGAAATTTACAACAGCATAGAAACCTTATAATGTTAAAGATAAAAAACGTATCAGCAAAGAACTTTATGAGTGTGGGTAATAACACACAGGCAGTTAATCTGGATAACTGTCAACTTACATTAGTTTTAGGTCACAACTTAGACATGGGCGGAGATGGTAGTAGAAACGGTACAGGTAAAACTACTATAATAAATGCTCTCAGTTATGCATTATATGGAGACGCTCTTACTAATATTAGAAAAGATAACCTTATTAATAAAACAAATGGTAAAGGAATGATTGTTACTGTGGAGTTTGAAATAGAAGGTAAATCTTATCGTATAGAAAGAGGTAGAAGACCTAATGTACTTAAACTTTTTATCAACGGTGAAGATGCATTAGATAATGAACAACAAGGTGATAGTAGAGAAACACAAAAAGAAATAGAAAAGATTATAGGTTTCCCACACAATATGTTTAAGCATTTAATTGCACTAAACACATATACTGAACCTTTCCTTGCAATGAAAAACAACGATCAACGTGATATGATTGAGCAGTTGTTGGGTATTACAGAACTTTCACAAAAAGCAGAAGTATTAAAAGAAAGGCAAAAGGTTACTAGAGATAGTATTAAAGAAGAAGAAATAAGAATCAATGCTGTAGAAGAAAGCAATAAACGTATAGACAAAAACATTAAAGAAATAGAAAGTCGCAGTAGGGCATGGGAAAAGAACAAAGAGGATAAACTTATTGAGTTAGGCGAAAAAATAATTCGTATGGAAAGGATTGATATTGATACGGAATTAGCAAATCATAAATTATTATCAACTATAAAAGATCAAGTTGCACAAAAGAATAGTTTAGAAGCAGATCAGAAAAGATTAACCAATAGTTCAGATCGCAGTAAAAACAAACTGGAAGAACTAAAAAGTAATTTATTAAGTGCAAAAGAAGGCGTATGTCCAGCATGTGGACAAGAAACTGCACACTTAGAAACACATGAAGAATACACAGAAGAATTACAGGAAAAAATTAGCACAGAAAAAGAATACTATGATGATATAGAATTACAACTATTAAAAACATGTGGTGCAATAGATGAATTGGGTATTATTCCTGAAGTCCCTGAAGTATATTATAACACATTAGAAGAAGCATTAGAACACAAACACAATGTTGAAACAATGCAAACAAACTTAGAAACAATGGCACTAGATATAAATCCTTATATAGAACAAATAGAAGGCTTAAAGACTACAGGCATACAGGAAATAAGTTTTGACTTAATGAATGAACTTACACATTTACAAGATCATCAAGACTTTTTATATAAATTATTAACAAGTAAAGATAGTTTTATCCGTAAAAGAATCATAGATCAAAACATAGCATACTTAAATCACAGATTAGCATATTATCTAGATAAACTTGGATTACCACATGACGTTAAATTTGCAAGTGATTTAGGCGTAGAGATTACAGAATATGGCAGAGATTTAGACTTTGATAATCTAAGTCGAGGAGAACGTAACAGACTTATACTTGGATTAAGTTGGGCATTTAGAGACATATATGAAAGTCTAAACAGGCCAATGAATCTAATGTGTGTTGATGAACTAATAGATAGTGGCATGGATAGTATGGGTGTAGAAAACTCGTTAGGCATACTTAAGAAAATGCATAGAGAACAAGGTAAAAATATTATGTTAATATCGCACAAAGAAGAACTTGTAGGACGTGTGAACAATGTATTAACAGTTGTAAAAGAAGGCGGCTTTACAAGTTACAACACAGATACCGAATATGTTAATTAATGTTAATCTCGGAAAGGATAAAATAAATTATACACTCGTATATGAATTATTCAATCACAGAGTATCCAGAAGGATATGGAAAAGATTCAAAGACACAGAATTTAAACTTTTAAGTCACGATAGATTTTACGGCTTTGGAGAAACCAAAGAAGAAGTAGAAATAAAACTGCTAGAAGATATTCAGAATCTTCAAAGATTAAAACCTGATTTATACTTACCAGAAGATGATTTAAATTATCTGCATGAAAATTTTGTAGAAGTACATAATTCATTATCCCCTGACGAGGACGAAGCAAGATACTGGCTTAGCAAATTTAATTATGATATACATCATCTAGAAACATTTGATATAGGATTACCAACAAGATTTATTACAACTACAGAAGATGAAGGAGAACCTCTAAAGGATGCAGATTATGATCTTTTCGATAAAAATATTTTGGAAAATCATCTGTATATGAACTACCCACATGTAGGGAAGGAAATTATGGGCATATATCAAAATTACGATGTAGATATACCCGCAGATCAAATTATGCCTACTAGCATATTGAAAAATGATTTATTCGGTTGGTTTAATCCTGACAGAATATGGACAGATAAACTGGATATTGCCCAGAAAAGATTCTTATCTAAAATATATAATAAACTGCCTTATGATATGGATGATAAAAGACTGGCTATAGGCAAAATACCGTTAGGCAAATTAGCACACGAGCCAAGCAAAGAACTTATAAAACAAAATAGATATATTCATTCTATAACTGCTACATAGTGTTTAGGTCCTACGGACCTTTTCAAACTACATTCAATCGTTTCGTTTCACTCAACTCTTTCATTTGTTTGAAAGTTTTTTAAGTAGACCGTTATCATGTATGTTGGAGCCATAACTCACCTATACAAGGTGAGAAAGGTGTCATCATGTGATGCCGTCGCCTTCTTAACTTCGGGTGCTATTAGGAACCGGTGAGCCTTCTGTCCCCATACACTACCGTCACGAATCTCACGGAAGCCACATAACCTTTGTAAGTTTAGTTATATAACTTGTAGGTTGCTTTTTCTCATTGCCTACATCCTTTTAATACTGTTTAACGTGTGTTTGTATCTTTGCCGTCATACATCTCCAGAGTCCCGCACCGTGTTTAACGGATTGTCAAGGAGCCCGATTTAATATGCCTCGGTTGGGGCCGGTGTATGATCCTATGTGTGCCTGTGTTAGTTTGACTTGGTGTCTGTTTGAGCCATAATGAGTTCTTATCAGCAAATAGTTATCAGTCTGATAATGCTTCTTTAAGGATTTTTGAACCGCCGACTCTGACATTAATGATTCCGTTGTAATAGTCGTCGGTTAGTAGTACTTCTCGTTCGAATTGTTCTTTGGCTTCCAGGTAACTTGCAACGCCTCTACTAGGGCAAAGATATAAAATTTCTCTTGTAAATTTGTCTTCTCCTAAAGCAATAACATCTTCTTTTAAATAATCATTACTGCCCCAGTATGTACGCCAATCTGATTCTTTGTAACCACGACGTTTATTCTTTTTGCCTTTTAAGGGAGGTTTAGTTGTTTTAAATTTTGCAAGTTTTTTACCTACATATTTTTTATTATTGGTATTGTTTGTAATAATGTAAACAAATGCTTCACAGTCTTCAGGAAGTTGATCTATTTCTTTTTGTTTATATAACCACATTATAAGTATTCATTTGTTTCAGAATCATCACCGTTTCTTGCTTTAGAAAAATTAGTTAAAACTTCTATAAACAATACTCTTTCTTCTGAAGATAAATTCCATGCTTCTGTATAAGAGATCGTGCCTTCACTATACACTACCATTTCCATAATGTTTTTATATAGTGCCGATCTGTCGTTCTTTAACTTCTCTAGGAACTGAATTATTTCATCAGGTTCGGCCGTCGCTAGGAAGCCGTGAAAAAATTTACAGGGTCTAATATAACTTTGGTTTCTGTAACTTTATCTTCTCCGCAATCATCACATGCAAATTTTACATCTTTGGAAACACCTTTTGTAGAAATTTTACTGCTTTCTTCTTCTATCTTAGTGCCAATAGTCGCTTCACAGTTTTCTAAAAACTCAACAATTTGTTCTCTATCAGTAACTTCTACAGGTTCATCACCGTCTATTATAATTTTTTCTATACTATCACAGATTAAATTAAAATTTAATAACGCCATTCTATTAAAATTTTCATTAAAGATTGATAATTTGTCCATGTCATCTGGTAAATCTGCTATTCCTTGTAAACTTCTTGTAGTTTGGAAATTAACAAGACCTGCTTCTATTGTGCTTCTATATCTTACTGGACGTAAGTGTACAGATAATCCGTCCCACTTGATAGCATTCACTTCTTCAAGTGGATCTATCTGATCTAAGGCTTCTTGTATGCTTGTAGAGCCTGTAAGTTCTTTCTCACAATATTGACATTTAGTAGATACTTCCATCTCATCGCCATATGTAGCAGATTGAATGCCCATTAAAAGAGCGTCTACATCTATATTTGTAAGTTCACGTGGTTCCAAAGCACTAGGTACACAACTTTTTATAACCTGTAATACTGCTTCTCCATTTAATAATGCATCTGGATTTTTCATCATTATTTCATCCTTTGCAGTCATAGGAAAAATAGCAATTTCTTTGTTCTCTGGAAAGTCCAAATCTTTATCTGTATTGAACAATCCTCCACTAGGCAATTTCATATATAATTTAGGTTGCCTAAAATGATTTGCTAATGGATTGGTCTTATTTGTCATAATTAAAACTCCTGTTAATTCTTTTGATAAATACTACTATGAGTTTATCTTTTGATATATTTATCATAGTTAAAATAGTACTTAATGGAATTTAGTAAATGGATGCAATAACATTAGACAACGGACAAACGGTAGTACCAGATTGGGCTAAAGAAAGTACCATGAAAAGAATGGCGGCTGACATGTCTAAATTGTCTAAAACTATTCAAGATGAGAATATCAAACTTATTAAAGCAATAACAAGTGGAAAGGGAACTAATCAAACAGCCAATCAAGCATCAAATAATGCTAATAGCAAAGCTCAAGATGAAAATACTAAACAAGTAAAAAAAGCATCTAAGGAATATAATAATGCTAGAGGATTATTTGTTGATATGGGTTCTGCCTTTGGTGGAGCAGTTCAGGGTATAATCACAGGAATAGGTGCTGTAACAGGTGCTGTAGCGGCATTGGCTGGTGATGTAATGTTGAGATATACAGGTTCTTTGAATAGATTAACAGACGTTGGATTGAATCAAGCAGACGAATTTGTAAAAACTAATTTTGAATTAAGAACATTTGGATTAAGTTTAGCAGATGCCACTAACTTTACACTTACTACTGCAGGTGCTTTTCAGGCTTTAGGTGGCGAATCT